TCTCCCTTACCGAAACTCATACCAACACTATTTTTAATAATGTCGCCTAAACCATTGTCTTCTAACCATTCATAACACGCTTTTGATTTCTGTGGGTCTTTAGGTATAGATACATATATATCTTCTACAATTTGAACTTTAGAGCCGTCATACATTTCTGTTGATGTCATACCTAGTTCTGCCATTTTCTCAGGAATAATTTCTCCTGATAATTTGCGTAACTGTTCTTTATAATTCTTTAATTGATCTTCATGTGCTTCAATTGAAGCCTCTAATGCTAGTTGTGATCGTAGTAATTCAGCTACAGATTCAAGACCTGTTTGTTCTATATTTGCTACTGCATCACCTTCAAAGTTTATCCTGCTCATCTATTTCGCCTTTCTCGTTAATGTTGACACTCACAGAATAATATCTTTTTTGAATTTTATCCCATTTAAGTATCTTGAATCTACCACGATTCATATCTGAAGCAATACAACAAGCAATACCCATTGCTGCTGGATCACCCATCATCAAAAGATGATCATCATCACAAAAGTCTCTTAGTTTTCTACGTAATTTTTTTATTGCTGGCTGTGGGCTAAACATAATTTGTTGACCACTTTCAAACAGCACAGTAATATCTCCATATTCTGCTGCACTAAGTACATTTACATAAGGATTTTCTTGTACTAAAAAAACTTTTCCTTTTTTAATTTCCATCTTTCTACTTGCTCCTTTAATCTTTGTGGGTTATTAATGCAACCTTTATATTACAAAATTAGAAAGTTATTATGGATTATAGATTTAAAACGAAACCTTTTCAACATCAATTAAATGCGTTGAAAGAAAGTTGGAATAAAGAAGTTTGGGCTCTTTTTATGGAAATGGGTACAGGTAAGACTAAGGTATGTATTGATAATATTGCTATTTTATACGATAAAGGTAAGATTAATTCTGCTCTTATTATTGTACCGAATGGTATTAAACGTAATTGGCGTAATGAATTAAAAATACATTTGTCTGAACATATTAAATATAGAGTAGCTATTTGGTCAGCTTCTCCAAAAAAAGAAGAAAAGACAGAGCTTGAGCAGTTGTCCGTGATCGTTGATGACTTAACCATTTTTATTATGAACATCGAAGCGTTATCTACAAAACGTGGTTATGACTTTGCGTATAGTTTCTTGTTGAAAAACCAGTCATTGGCTTGCATAGACGAATCAACCACTATTAAAAATCACAATGCTCAACGAACAAAAAATATTTTGAAGCTGCGTGACTTAGCAAAGTATAGGAGAATTATGACAGGTTCTCCTGTTACGAAATCTCCCCTTGATATATTTTCCCAGGTCCAGTTTCTTGATCCTTGGTTAATTGACCAACAAAGTTATTATAGTTTCCGTGCAAGGTATGCTGTTATTGTGCAGAGATCCGTGGGCAGTCATTCGTTTCAACACATTGTTAAGTATCAACGTTTAGACGAGTTGCAGGAAAAAATAAAAGATTTTTCTACACGCATTTTAAAAAGTGAATGCCTGGATCTTCCTGAAAAACTGTACACAAAAAGAAATGTGGTAATGACACCTGAACAATTAAAAGCATATGTAGAGATGAAAAAATCAGCGTTAACATTTTTAGAAGATAATAAAATGATGACAGCTGCCACAGTTTTGACACAAATTATACGATTACATCAAATTACATGTGGTCATGTAAAAACTGACGAAGGTGAAGTAATTTCATTAAAAAATAATCGTCTACAAGAATTGTTAAATGTCTTAGAAGAGACAGGTGGTAAGGTAATTATATGGGCTGTGTATCGCCACGACATACAGGCTATAGAAAAAGCAATAGGAGATATTTATGGTAAACAAAGTGTGGCTTCTTATTATGGTGATACAAAAGATTCTGATCGTCAGCATATTGTGGATCGTTTTCAAGATAATGATGATGATCTTCGGTTCTTCGTGGGAAATCCCAAAACAGGAGGTTATGGTCTTACTCTTACTTCTTCTCACACTGTGGTGTATTTCTCGAATGACTATAGTTTAGAAGTACGCATGCAATCAGAAGATAGAGCTCATCGTATAGGACAAACAAATAAAGTTACCTACGTTGATTTAATTGCAGAGAATACTATTGATGAAAGAATAGTGAAAGCGTTAAACGCAAAGATTGATCTTGCTAGTCAGGTTATGGGAGAAGATCCTAAAAAAATATTATTTTCTAGCTAATGCTTGTTCGAGTAACACTTCAAGTCTTATCACCCGTTCTTTTATTTCTGGTATATCTTTTATTATTATTGTTTCTAATTTTGATTGCTTTGTTTCAATTGCTGCTACTTTTTGTGACATCATGCCATACACGCTGCCAGCACTTACTAAAATCATTGCAAACCAAACTGCGTTCCTTAGATTAAAATCTCTATCCATACGCATCTCTATTTATTCTTGCAAGTTTTTCATAAGTTGACATATTTGTATAATCATCTTCCGTTAAGTAACCACCGTCAGCTCTCTTTTCTAAGTCACGAGCATAATAAGGAGTTCCATCCGTATATACTCCAGAAGGATCTACTAAAGGTATATCAGAAAAACCTGTATTAATATTTCCTTGATTAATAACGTCATTAGGATCCACATACTCTGTTTCTGACGCCTCTTCAAAAATATCAGGATCCGTTGATTGATCTCCTGAAATATTTATCATATTTCCCTGTTGAAGATCTATAACTCCTGGTGTGTTTAAA